TGCCTAAACAACTAGCATTTATTTTTATAGCATTCGGTAGGACTGGTAAACCAGATTTTAAACGTTCTTGATATTCTTTATGACGTTTTTTCTTTTCTTTTCTATGTTCAGCTAGAAGTTTCTTTATTGTTTCATATGGGATGTCTCTTTCATATACTCCATCTAAACCTTTGATTTCGATCATAGATGTCCAAGAGTTGTCATCATTTAATCTCCACCAAGAAATAACTTTTCCGCCTAATGATGTGGAATTTGTATGTCTAAATAGTGACCACGAAAAAGGATGTCGTTCAAAGATTATTTTTCTGTCGCCTTCGGGAAAATAATAATGTGACGCATCCATCACATGATGTTCTACTGGCAATGACCATAACAACTTTCCTGTTATCGGACATGTAAGAATAGTAGGCAAAGGTTTTTGTTCACCGAATATTCGGTTATGTATCTCATCTAGAGTCATCAGAATAAAGATATTGCTTGTTTTTCTTGATCAATAATTACTGTTTCATCATGTTTCTTAACACGTATAAGATCAGTATTTTTCAAATATAATTCTTCACTTATTTCTGGTCTAGATTCGCAATAAGTAGAAAATCTAAAATCAGATTCAGGAAGCTTAGCAAAAATTTCTTCTTTCTGCTTGCGAACCCACATTAGATAAGTTGCTGGGTTTTGCAGTTTCTCGAATATTTCGAATAATTCTTTTTCATTTTCGAAATAATACTCTGGATTGGAAAACATGATCATTTTTGAATCACATTTTTTATATACTGCAATAGGAGTTTTTGCTACTACTGCATCATATGCAGTCTTTCCGATGTATCTTGATTCTGATTGGCCTTTGCCTATAAAAATATATGCTAAGTTTTCATTCAAGAAATCGAAATATTCTTGGGAATCTCCTTTTATGAAGCCTTCTTCGATATTTATATTCGGCATTCCTTCTATCTTTTTCAGAATCTCAGTACCTTTACCGAATATTTTCATAGGAATTTTATACTTATTCTCCTTGAATAGTGTAGTGAATGCTTTTGCTCTCATTACATTTACCGTATCAAAGAAACCGATATAGCAGAATTGAAAATTCTTTGTGAGATTTCCTTTAGTATTCTGATACCATTTATCAAATCTATCGTAATTCTTACGTACTAAGAAAAAGATATCGTCAGATACGTATATTGCATTATCGATAAAGACTTGTTTTGGAGCCATTCTCATAGCTTCATCTTCTCTATCGTACATAGTTTCTGATACCCAATCACATGCTTCTTTTGAACCATTAGCAAACCAATAGACTTTAGTATAATCCCATTCATTCCATGAGACTAATTCTCTTGCTTTTGCTACATTGACAGGGTCTTTCATGAATGCAGATTCAGGCTTTCCCTGGAGACGTATTTCGCACATTCTTCTATAATCACGTACCTTTATTTCTGAGTCATTTATGCGGATGAATACAGGAATTTTCAATTCCGTTGTACATTTAGATACTATCTTGTACATTTTCGTAACATTATCGTTTAGATAACCACCGAAAAAGTTTGAGTGTCCTGGGTATGTTACAATAGCAGAAAATTTAGACAATACATCAAATTGTGTTTCATTGAACACTGGAATGATTTCATGTGGAAAATCGTATGATGTATTTTTTTCTTTTATGACTCTTTTTGTGATAGACGGATTAACCGTTAGAATAAAGAATTTGCAATCTTCTTTATTATAGTCATAAAGGTTAGCTAAAAATTTAACTTCAGATGCTATTGTTCCACCTCTAGTGGGGTCTGTAAAAATAAGAATACCGATATTTTTCATTTAATCATCATTATTTATGCACATTGAACGCGAACGGCGTTTTAAAAATTCTTCTAATGTTATCAATTCTTCGAACCATGAGTATTGATAGGTTTTTCTGTTCCATCCTATTGCCTCTAATACAATTCTGTCAGAATGTTCATGTTGCCATTCATCAGAAGTTTTGAGAACTGGATCTAGTGTGTTGTCCATTTATTATGTTTTTGATAAGATTATTAATATGTGAAGGATTTTGTTTATACGTTATGTACCATATAATTTGATTCAATTCTAAGAAGTGAAATTTGGAAAAAACAGATCGCCATTTCTTTTTGTATTTCCTCGGTACTCTATTATAGTTGAAATGCATATTCATAATTTGATTTATAGATAATAACACATTTTTGTTCATATAGAAATTTAAGCAATTTAACACTCGAATAGGGAGCTGTTTTAATTGCCCCCTAGTCAGAACTTATGCAGTCGAGTAATACAATAATTATCTAATGATTCTGAGTGGAAAGTATGTAATCTAGCTTAGTTAAGACTAGCGATCTCTTGGTTTGAGCTCTCTTGCTAATTTAAGCGCTCTAGAATACTCTGAATTAGTCGGAAACATTTTAGATAACATTTCAGTAGCGTTTATTATTCTTAAAATATTTTTAGAATCTTGTATTCCTCTTCCTACCATAGTGTAAGTCATACCGGATATAATTTCTTTAGCATCAAGATTAAATGAATCGATCTCTTTTAATTCATCTGCTGTAGGTAATCTGTATTTAGTCTCTGAAAAGAAATCTGGTTTTGTATTTTCTTTCAAAACTTTGTTAGGGGTGGAAGTGCTCGGTTCTCCTAAACTAGGAAAACAATCTCCTGATCCTTCTGTATTTGAAGTCGGTGGGGTAACATCTCCCATTCCAGGCATACTACCGACTTCTGCAAAATCTTCATTAAGCCATTCGTTAAATAATTTTATTCTCATGAGTAGTCTTTTTTAAATTGCTGGTGCACCGGCTGAAACTGTTGGTGCCGCAGTAGCAGGAGTACTAGTACTTACTTCTCTAGATATCTCATCAGCACTGATAGCATTTTGAATTACAGTTTCAGTTACAATAGGTCTACCGTCTTTAGATATGTTCTTATACATTCTCATAGTCAGTGGTTTCCCTTTTATAAATCCGATAGCATCTAATATAGCCATTACTCCTACTGTGTTCAATGCTTGATTATCTGTCAATCCGATAGATTTTAAAAATGTAGGGCTATCTGTTCCAGTGATCTGATATAAACCTGAACCGTCTGGCATATCTGCCAGTTTAGTAAATGACATTATCATTTTTATAGCTTCATTATCAGGTGATTGCAACTTAGCCATAATAGTAGTACCTAATGCTACGCTTTTAGATGGAACGTTTTCGGCTTTCGTACCCAATCTTGTTGCAGCAGAATCTATCTGCTTATTTAAAATTACTGGGTCTTTGAATAAATTCATTAACTTAGCCCACATATTTTTCAACATGTCAAATATTCCTTCATTTACTACATCTTCATTATAGCTTTCTACTATAAATTCAGAGTACGGTATTAAATTTTTCATTTATATTAGTGTTTTTTGATATTCTTTTCTTAGCATTTCATTATACCACAGATCAAAATTATTTCCGGCTTCAGAATATGCTAATTTTTTATACTTTAGCAATCTAAGGAAAAATAGAGATAACATAGAATCATTGAACGATAAAATATTTTCTGCATTTTCTTTTGAACGTTTTGCTATAGTGATAGCATCTTCGATAAGATAATCTGCTGCATTTTTTAATTTTGCTGGATCGATTTTACTAGCAAGTGGATTTGCAGTATCTTGAGTAGTAATATATGATTGAGCATTTTTTAAGAAAGTTTCGTTAATACCCTTTTTATGAGGATCAATTCCACCTTGACGATAAGATAATGTATTAGCTCTTCGTACTGCTTGATTAAATACAATCTTTCCATTTTCGTTCTTAGATGCAGTACCTACAGTCAATATCATATCTCTTGTCATCTTTGAAGCTATTTCTGATTTATCAATCAAGAATTCTCCTACTTTATCAAATATAGCAGTATCATCAGGTTTTGACTCAGGTTCTTCTGTATTTTCCGTATTAGATGATCCCTTTTCATATCCTGTTAATGCCAATTCTGCAATAGCATCAAGATAATAATTAGCAAAGTCTTCGGGCATAGTTTTTTCCATGTCAAGTACAACATCAGTGAACCCAATAGATTTTAAAATATCTCTTTTTGAAGCACCTTCGTCTAGTAGTCCCTGTATTTTGTCTCTTGTTTTCTCGAAATATGCAACATATTCTTCAGGTGTCTTAAAAGAAGTACGTACAATACCTGTATATTTTTCGATAAACTTTTCTTTATCTTCGAGACTGTATTTATTGTACATATCGAACGTAACTTTTCTTTTATCAGAAACGTAAGGTTCTTTTTTGTCAGGTTCCTCTTCTGTATTATCAGTTGGTTCTTCTCTTGAATCATCTTCGGAATCATCTTCAGATTCTGAAGATGACGTTTTAGTAGAAGAATTTTCTAAATAATCTTCAGCTGTTGTTATAGAAGAATCTGAACCATCAGCTATCATATCCTCAACATCAGATGCAATATCTATAAGATGTGATTCATCTACAGAAACTTTCAAATTAGATATTAAAGATAAAACTTTATCTCTACCTTCTTGAGTACGTTTAAGTAAGTACAGTTCTATGAATCCCCAATATCTATCATTAACAGTGATAAGTTCCGTTATGTCGTCGAATATCTTATCTTTCTGATCTTCTAAATCTTTAGCTGTAATAGTATTCAATTTAAGCCATCTAGAACCTTCGAAACAACGAATACTGTTCGTAATCATTACTCCTTTATCGTGTCTATTCTGTGTTCTATTTTCGAAATATTTTTTTTCACAATTATCGAACGATTTAGTAAGTTTTTTAATGTCATAAGACATAAAATTTTCTACTTTTCGTAATTGAAAAAACTTAGTGATAGCTACTGCCATTTTATCAGCTTGATCAGAAGTCATCCATTTTTCTGATTCTGCTATGTAATTTGACAATTCATCTACATTTTCTTTGAATGTGATAACATCATCAGAACTCATATCAGTATACATAGCATCTACTTTGCTATGTTGAGCAGCATATTTTTTAGTCATTGATGTTGCGTATGCAGATTTCATACCAAGTAGTCTAGTAGCATAATCTTTCTTAGCTTTTAGTCTGCTGTCGAGAATTAACTCATTTGCCAATTTCTGATAGACCTCTCCTTTTTCACCAAGAGATTTCATCTTAGATTCTATATCGTTAGATACTTTTTCTCTTCTATAGAATTCATCTAAAGCAGTATCTTTTTTTGCACCTTTATATGTTGAAGTGTATTCATTAATAAGCCATGCATAATATTCATTAGACAAGTCTTTTAATTTAGAAGCAGTAGGTGAAAAATGTCTTTTTACCCAATTACTTATCGAACTTAGAATACCCTCATTTAAGTTTTCATCTAGTTCATATCTAGTCTGCATATACTCATATACTCGTGCCTGTTCAGGTACTTTAATATTAGAAAGAGCTAATGAACGTACTTTTTTAAACTCGTTAAATTTCATAGTGAACATTGTTGTTTTATCATTCTTAGTGCAATATCGTCAGATTTAACTTTACTTACAATTGCAATAGTCTTAAGTAAAGTACGTAAATTCAATTCTACATCTGTTGTTTCTTCTGCAGCTTGTGTAAGTAGAAGCATAGATTTATCCTTTATAGCACCAGATACTTCTAGTCCTTTAGGAGTTTCTATTTCGGGTAATAAATCCCACATACGTGAAATCATGTCTTCTTTAGTTAATGCAATTTCTAACATGAATGCTCTACTTCGTATAGCAGCATCGATTTTCTTTCTTGGTACATTACTAATGAAGATTATCTTACCATTAAAATCAAACTTCTTTGGAATTTGATTCTTTTTATCAGTTTTTAAAGCAGCTCCTGCAGCATTCCAAGAAATTTCTCTTAGTACTGATGTATCTAATGCTCCTTTTAGTACATTTACTGCGGTAGGATCTTTAAATACACTATCACAGTCATCATATATTAGCATCTTACCATTATTCTCATACAGTGAAATATATAGTCCAGCAGCAGTTGTTTTACCAGTTATCTTGAAATAATCTTCATTACGTTTAAGACCATTAGCTTCCAATCTTTTCATGACTAAGAAAGATTTACCAACACCAGCTTGTCCAGTTAGTAATAAAGAATTCATTGCACCTTCAATTACCATGTCAATGTAAGTAGTCATGTCGTCGAATACTACATCTGGATCGCCATAATCATAATCTAAATCTTTTTGAGCATTATCAATGGATTTATCTGCGGCTTCTTTTGCCTCTTTAGAAGATACAATTTTTATTTCGTCAGAAGATTCTTGCAATGAAATTTTAGTTGGGTTCTTGTATATGTACATTATTTTTGGTAATGCTTTATCTACTGGAACACTGTTTAGATATAGAGTCAATACGGGTTTTAAACCTTTGCCGTTCCAGATATCTATGCTATACAGATTTGTATCTACGAAATTTAATCTCATTGATCTTAGATCATCAGTAGTTATAAGATATCCAATCTGAGTAGGCTCACCATTTCTCGTAAATTTATCGAATTCAGGGAAGAAATAAGTTTCTTTTCCTGTCTCCTTTTCTATATAATCACGAAAAATAGAAGATACTTGTGTAGGATTGTTATCTGTTATACTTTCTAAAGTACTCCAACTTGAAAAATTCATAGTATTATGTTATATTGTGTGTTCTATATATCTCATGTACATCAAATATGACTATTGTAATAATTCATTAGCTAATTGAATAGTCATAGCTATTGACCATGCTAATGGAGTATTATCGTTAGGAGTCAAAGTTCCATTATAGTATAGTTCAGGTACTTCATAATCAGAGATATTTGACATTATAGTTTCGTACAGGCTTTTTGCTCTAGACTTATCTCCTAATTTACAGTAAATAATACCCAAGAAACAAAGTCCAAATACCCATTCAGCCTCTTTTCCGTTACTGTAATATTTATCTTTCTTATATCTGTATACACCATTTTCGCCCAGTAGGTATTTTTCAATATTAGATACAACTTTCATTTTCATTTTATCATCTAATATGTCACATGGATAGATTAGAAACAATTGAGCTAGATCATAACTTCTGCTAGGTGTTTCTCTTGGAAGAATAGAGTTTAATGCTAATATCGATGCATCTATCAATTGTTGATCGACTTCAACTATTCCACTTTTCTTGATAGCATTCAATCCTGCTATAACTACACCAATTGTGGATGCTCTAGGAGTTTCTCTGCCTTCTTCCCATGCTCCAGATTCAGCTATATTGTAGAACTGTATAGCGCTTAACATTTCTATGCATAACGATATGATTTTCTTATCATTATCATCTCTTATCATTTTAATTCCAGCTTCTGCTCCTTTTGCTATTCCCAGTAAAAAATATCCTATTTGATCAATTTGTACATGGTTCCATCCACTGTGAATTTCCGATAAGTCAAAATGTATACGTGGATTTGGAAATTCCCATTCATTATCAATAGTCTTCTTATCGATTAGTGAACTGAATTTCTTGTATCTATCTTCTATCTGTATATAGTAATCTAACCAAGTATGATAAGTTTGTCTGTATAACGCTTTATTGTTATCTAATTCTGGTAGTGAACAAAAGAAATTATCGCGTAACCAAGTGTATGCATAATCATCAGATGAAGAAGCACTGTAGAACCCATTTTTTAATCGCAATGAATGCAAAACTTCGAATAAGTTATCTATGTCTATTTGCAATAAGCTTCTGTATACCCTATCGTAATCATCACAATTTTTAAAGTTTCTTTTGTAGTTAACAGTATATCGCATTTTATTATCTTTTTTCTATATATTCATTTGAGGCTAAACCAAGAAAAGGGAAACAATTTCTTGTTTCCCTTTTTAAGTAACTATTATTCTATAGCTTAGATAATGCTAGTAGAACCCATTCTAAAGTGAATAGTATAGTATTGAGTCTGTGGTAATTGACCTGCTTCAACAAGAGCGAATCTTGATTTAACAGCAATTTTAGGACTCATTGAACCTTCAGCAATAGTTTGGATAGATTCAGCCATCATATAAGGCATAAATTTCAAACCTGGTTCTTCATCTGCACCTTTTCTTCCAACCAATACTCTGTTATCAGAGAATTTCATGTTAGGATCAACGTATAGAGTCATTCCAGCGATAGTACCAACTGGGTATAGTGAACCGTTGTTTTGGTTAATAGCATTAGTTAATGGTGCAGCAGTAAACTGTGCGTTATCCATGATAGCAGATGCTAATTGAAGGTTAGTAACTACGAAGTTAGCAGGACCTCTACGACCTCTTTGTGCTACAACATTACCAGCGGCAAGTATTTTAGACAAAATACGTCTTTGAATTGTGTACATGTTTTCGTTAGCGATACCACCAGTAGATGCGAAAGCTGAGAAAGCAGGAACTGCAATTGTAGAAGTAACACCATCTGGTCCAACATAAGCTACAGTAGTAGCAGTAGTTAAAGCAGGATCAAGAGTAGTATTTAAAGTAACACCTTCAGATGCAACCATTCCAGCGTTGTTTGACCAACCTAAAGCGAATGCTCTTGCTAAAATGTTTTTGTTAATAGCTTGAGAAAGTTCATTTACCAATGCATTTTCTACCATAGAGATAACATCGATACCGTACTGTTTGTTCAAATCTTGGATTTGTTCAGTAGTAACAGCTGCTGCTACTTGGAAAGTTTTAGCTTCAACGAATTTAGTATAAGCTCTAAGACCCATAGTGTTGAAGTAAGTGCTTTCACCTGTACCTCTTTGCATTCCACCAGTTAAATCTTCACCGTTAGTGAAAGGACCGAAGAAATCGTCTTGGTTATGATCGCCAGCACCAGAGAAACCTTGAATGTGATCTTCAAGAGCTTTAACTAGAGAAGGAGTAATTGTTCCTGTAGAAACAATTGAACCAGCTACAGTACCTGCGTAAAGTGAACCAGCTGATGCAGTAGCAATAGTTGGAGCATTTCCAGCGTCAGGGTTTAGAACTCTGAATAATGGTTGACCATCAATTCTTGAATATCCTACGAATTTCAAAGCAAGATTAGCTGCTGAAGTTCCAAGTGCATAATCAGCACCACTAGCAACACCTGCAGTGAAAGGATTAGCAGTAGAAAGTTTGATAACTGTTGGTTTGATGTTAGTATCAAGACCACCACCAGCGTATACATAATCAAGATAAGTAAGAACTCCGGTTGGACCACCCATAGGGATAACGTTTACGATATCAAAACCGATTGTTCTTGCAGCAACTTGAATTGCCAATGGAAGAAGTGATGGAAATTTATCGCCTGATCCTTCTGCACCATATACTCCGATACCAGAACCTGGAGTCGATACATTACCCATAAGACCGGCAATATTACCGCCTGGAGCAACTCCAATTTGTGAGTATGAACCATTGAAACTTTCGTTCAATGAGTGAAAGTGGCAATATTTAGACAACCAATTAAGTTTATAAGTGTCTGTCACTCCTGCTTTAGACTCGATAATAGGAGCCCAAGTTTCGAAGATTTGAGATTCATTAATGTGTAACATTTGTGAATGTATTTTTTGTTGTTTTTTTGCTGTTTTATTAGCGAGTGTATTTGCCTAAAAGAGTTTTCATGTGTTGTAAATATTCTTCAGAATATCCTAATGAAGGAGCTTTAAATCCTTCTACTTTTTCGCTTTCATTTAGGTTCTGTGAATTAGATGAAGTTGTCAAATTAGCAGATCTAGTTTCCCAGAAGTTTTTAATTTGATAATCTGTATCTAATTTGTAAGTTCTAGATTGTGCAACTAAAGTACGTTTTTGGTTTTCATCAAGTGATTCCCAAACTGTTTTGTATTTTAGCGGTGCTTCTTCTATCCATTTTTCTGAACGAGGATGTAATGCAGATTCCCACAACTGTAGAATTTCTTCTTCGGTTGTCAACGTTTTACCATTCAGCGCGGATGCTACTTTCTGTTTTTTAGCGTCATCTAAATTTCTGAATTCTTCACGTTTTGTTTCATTTAGCAAACTTACGAAACTATACATGATAGATTCGTCTGGAAGTCTTACATTTCCATGTTTCATTGATTCATTAAGGTCACCTATCTTCTGTTTTTTGACAGATTCCAAAATAGCATCAACTTTACCTGAGAGAGAAGAATAATCCATATCTGCTTCTGAAACTGTGGTTAAGTTAGTATTTGTATTTGTTGTATATATCTTTTCTGACTCAGTAATTGCGAATTCTGTGTAGTCTGCAACTGCTTGAGCTTGTTCACCAATATATTCAGTATATTTTATACCTTTTTCAAGGTTTTCAGCTAAATAATCTTGGTGTTCTATTGCGTTACTTAATTGTTCAGCTAAATACTCAGCATAATCAATTCCTTTGCTTGAATTTTCAGCAATATGTTCAGTGTAAGCAATACCTTGATCTAATTTCTTGGCAAGATAGTTTGAATATTTAATACCTGATTTAAGTTTTTCAGATATCATCTTGTTTTTCTTATCAATACTTTCACTTATTTGTTCAGCATATTTGATAACATTACCGGTTAGATCGCTATTCTGTCTAGTTTCTAAAATATTAGCATTTATACTTTCAGATAGCTTAAGATTTTCATTTTCCATGACTGTTGATACATATTCAGTATATGAAATATTCTTGTCAAGCAAAGTGGAAACACTTTCTAATTGAGCAGCTAAATATTCACTGTATTGAATATTATGATCAGAAACTCCGCTCATGTATTCCAAATACTTTTCTATTTTACTTACCGCTTTATTAAGAGTGCTAATCTGTTCGTTAACAGGATTCTCAACTTTTAGTGTATCAATATTCTCGTTTAGTTTTTCAATTTCTTTTTTTACTATTAGAGAATAATCATGTAATTCTTTTGGTGTTACGAAGTCCATGTTTTCGTTAGTTTTTTGTGTATTGTCGATTTCTTCTCCTAGAAGATAATTATTTAAGTCTTCACCAACTTCATACACAGAAATTAAATCACTATGGATTCCCAAACTTTCATTAATTCTGTTAAGAACAGCATTTTCGAAGCCTGGATCAGCTACAAGATCATATGTAAAAATCTTTTTAATTCTTACCTTCTTGTTACTTTCTACTAATCCTGCCGCTCTAGAAGAGATGCTGATTGGAACACCACCTTTAACTAATTCTTTTGCGATTCTTCCAGAAGGAGTATCAAGTAATCTTAGTCTACCTTTTATCTGTCGTGATTCCTTGATGTAATCAAGTTTTTCGATAACATGAGAAACTTTGGAGAGAGATATATCGAATTTTTCAGGATGATCAAGTTCTCCTAATAATCTTTTACCTTCTATTTTCTTGTTTAAATACTCCATGTGAGGAAGATATTCGCTTTCTTCATAAATTCTATCATTATTATTAACGATACCGAATTGAGCAAAAATACCTTCGAGGATCACATCGTCACCATCTGAACTTACGCTCAGATTATGAGAAGATTTCTCAAGTATCATCACAAATTTTTTCGTTGTGTCTTCCATTTCTTGTTTAAAGTTTTAAAGATTGTGAGTCTTTTTCTATATATTACTTATTCCAAAGTTTTTTCGTTAAAAATTAAATAATTATACTGTTTTATCAGTATTATCAGTTTTATTTTCATCGGTAGTTTTTTTCTCTCTTTGAATCTGGGTAATCATATATCCAGCGACTGCAAACTCTATACCTGACCAAATTGCTAAATCTGAAGATGTCATAGTATTGAGATTATGTATGAAAAAGGCTATCATTCCACTTTGTGCGACAGCAAAAGATACACCCGATTCGATTCTTTTCTTAGAAAAGAATGAACTTTCACCAGAATAAATCTTGATGAATTCTTTTATGCAATATCTTATGTTTTGCCAACCGAAAAAATACTTTTTCATGATACTATGTAAATTTTATTCAGCAGCTTCTGGAGCTTCTTCTTCCTCTTCTTCTGGTGCTTCTTCTGGAGCTTCTTCTGGAGCTTCTTCTTCCTCTTCTTCTTCATCTTCTATTTCAGAAGCTTTAATAGATTTGATAGAATCTGAACCATCACCATCCCATTCAAAAGTTCTTTTTCCTAAATCTTCTTCAGTTTCAGGGTCAACAACAATTTTAAAAGTATGACCTGCAGCGCCTACAGATTTGATACAATCCAATAGTTTTTTCAATGTTTTCGATGCATCTGTAGCTTCGACTTCATATTTTACTCCGTTAGATTTTTCTTTTTCTTCTCCACTTTCTTGTTCAAGGAGAAACTGTTTAAATGTCTTCATTTAATAGTTTTATTTTTGTTATATATAATTTTGCACAACTCAAAAGCCCCATCAAAGAGACTTTAAAAATTCATCATAACGTAAAATACGATGCTCAGCTATTACGCCAGGAGTAGATACATTATCATTTTCTATGTGAGGAAATTTAGTACTTTGTAAAAGACGTGAATAATCTACTCTGATCTTCTTACCGTTTTTAGTAGTCAATTCTATGAATAGAATACCATCACCAGCTTTATTTTTTACTATCTTAGAAACTGTGCCAGTTACTACTTTGTTATCGATATTGACATCAATTGTAGAATTAAGAGATAGACCCATCATCTTATCAGTACCTCTGGGTTGCTGAATAGAAGTATCATACGCTACTATACGTATTTTGAAAGCTGGATTATTATATCCCATAGAAACATGACCACCTGTACCAGTTTCTAATCCATTATATGCCATAAATCTTTTACTTTTTATGAACTATATATCTTTTTGACAAAAAAATTAGCACAAAAAAAAGGGAGATTCAATTTTCATGAATCTCCCTTTTAAAGTTTATAAAAGTCTATTTGCGTTTTTTCTTTGGCGGTATTCTAAAACCTTTTCGTTGAACACTAGTAGGAACCGGCATTTTGAAATACTTTTCATTATCAAGAATAGTCTTGACTTGATCGTTATCTAATGTATTCGGTAGTTGTACTCTCATTTGCCAGTAAGTTTTAGAAGCTTCCTCTCCTCTATTTGTATAAAAACAAGATAGTGAATGTAGCTCTAATGCTTGATATCTGTAAAATGAATCATCTATAAAAAGAATTCTATTTGGGTATGGATTCTTCATATTATACTTTAATCCGTATGAAGAATAGATATATGCTAGTTCCCAGTTTTTTATGCGTTGTAAATACAAGACTAATCCTTTGATCGCTTCACCTCTTAATGGATCGCATAACTGAGCATCATTGTAGTATGCAAGTATTTCATTTCCCGGCAAATCTAAAATATCTGCCAACTTGGCTATCATAAGTTTAGACATGAATATTTCTTCTTCGAATCCGCTTAAAATTAAAGCACGTTTTTTGTACCATTCTATAGATTCAGTGAAATTTCCAGCATCTCTATAAGACTGAGCAGTATAAAATATCCAACGCGGATCACTGTTCTCTTTTGTATACTCAGCAAGTATCTTAGCATGACCAGCATACTTTTCGGGTATATTATTCCATGAACTACCTTCAGCTTTAACTAATATATGAGCAAATGGAACAAGGCCACCCGGTTTTTCATTTTCTCTTTCTAAAACCTCGTGTATAGGACCGTTCCATTTATACCCAATATCACATTTCCAAATACTTTTTCTAGTGTATTCAATGTTACCATATTTGATATTTAGAGATATTGAATCATCATTTTCTCCCAATGATAAACTGGACTTCATATTAAATCCTTTATCTTCAAGGATCAATTCCTCATCGGCATCTATCCAAAATCCCCACTTACACTTTTTCTCTACTGCTTCTAGTGCTACATTTCTAGAAGTAGCAAAATCTTTCCATTCTATTTCTATAAGTTCACCAGTTATGCCCTTGTCGATAAAAAAGTCTTTAATAATATCTTGTGTACCGTCAGTAGAACCAGTGTCAACTATTACCCAATAATCAATATGTTTGTATACTGAGTTCAGGACTCGTTCAATAACATGATGTTCATTTTTGACAATCATACTAAGCCCTATTAAATATTCTTTGCCCATTCTAATCATTTTTAAATAATAGTAGATAGGCTAAAAAGTTCTGTGAACTATTGCTGTTCTGAATCTAAAACAAATTCATAATAACTAATAAACATGTATACATTTGAAAGCACTGTCAACAATGCAGAAATTCCCCACAAGAATCCAATTAAGTTACCACGTGTATTATTCATAACTCCTCATTTATCTACAGGTGGATGCCCTCAATATCTACTGAAGAAAATTCAACAATATAAGACAGAAATGGACATATTTGTCGTCGAATTTACATTCCTGAGTGATGTCTATACTGTACAAAGAGATGCTATACTTTCAATAATACCACCTGATCACTTCTATTCTCTAGGCAGTACTAAATCAGCATTACTCTATATCATAGATGAGATAAATCCAGACATAATTCATTTCGAAGAGTTATCAGAATCAATGGCAGAATTCTCTCTCTTAAGAAAAATATACTTAAAGGAAGATAGAAGATATTTCATCACGGAGAACACACATTCATCACATAGCAATCCAGATTCAAAGATATTCCTACCGGATAAATTTATATTTGCTTGTGAGTATTCGAAAAATGTATATAGTAAACTAAATGTACCTTCTACAGTATGGGAATATCCAATTGAATATAAAAAACGTCCAAATAGAGAAGAAGCACTTACTAAACTTGGATTAGACCCATCTAAAAAACATGTATTAAATATCGGTTTATTTACACCCGGAAAAAATCAGGCTGCTATATTCGACATAGCAAATTCTTTTAGTGATACACAATTTCATTTCGTGGGAAATCAGGCCGGCAATTTTGAACATTACTGGAAGCCTTTAATGGAACATAAACCTGATAACTGTATCATATGGGGTGAAAGAAGTGATACTGATGCATTTCTTTTAGCATGTGACGTATTTTATTTTCCATCTTTATTGGAACTTAATCCTTTAGTCATAAAAGAAGCTCTAGGTGCACAGATTCCAATTATGATGAGAAATTTAGATGTCTATCTAAATAAGTACGATAATGAGAAAATGATTCATTTCATAGAAGGGAATGATGAACAATTATTATCGAAACTCTTAGCAATAAAAGAAAAACGTACAAAAATAGTACATATATTATCAGATATCTCATCTGAAATAGAACAGAAATCTATCGCATCGGTTTCTACTTTAGCAGATAAAAATATAGAGTATACCATACACTTAAATCCTGTTACTACATCATTCAATTTGGAAAAAGAACCGATGTGGATAACTGATTCATTAAATCCTGGTCATTATGGGTGCTTTGAAGCATTCAGAAAAGCTATTGTAGAAGATTTTACAAATGATTATGACTATTTAATCGTATGTGAAAGAGACTGTATATTAGAAAAAGATTCAACAGAATTGAAAACTCTACTGTCAAAAACTTACGATGCAATGAGTAAACATGACGTTCATTTTTTCTCATTTGGGGATAAAGTAGATTTATCAGAATGCTATTTACAGTCTAATGTAATAGAAAATATTGAAGACTTTGCATATGTCACAGACAAGATAATTGGATTGCAATTTGTCATATTCGATAAACAAGGAGTAGATTTTTTAAAAGAAGCATTTATACATGAAAAATGGCAAGCTATGGATTTATGGTTCGGTGTAATCTTTGAAAAATACGGTAAAAAACAAGGTATTCTGAATGAACGTGTAACGACTCAGATGAACGGATACTCATTAATCGATAAATCAGAAAAAATATTTAAAGCGAATGATAGAAATGTTTAATGATCTAGTAAAGAACACAAACAATTTCATTGAAAAAATGCCAGAGATCATTATCTCATATGATAATGGAGCAAGAGTAGATATAATAGGCGTATCAGATAAAATCTATACTGTAGAATTTTACGAAAATGAAGAATTGATTGAAGAATTGATATACAGCGCTGATATAGGAGTGGGTTGTTATGCCTCACCATATAAGAAATATTTTGTCAATTGGAGAATAAAAGTGCTAGATGGTGACAGAATAATCGTAGACGATATATTATCTATTGAAGGAAAAAAAGTTTTTGTTGCAATAGACAGTAGATCGTTAGGTGATACATTAGCATGGATGCCACAAATCATAAAATTTGGAGAGGTTAATCAATGCGATCTTATAGTAAGCACATTTCATAATAAGCTTTTCGATTATCAGAACGTTAAGTTCATTGAACCTGGAGAAGAAATAGGAGAACACTATGCATCGTATACACTGGGGTATTTCATGGATGAAAATAACAGAATGTATACTCCAATTGATCCACGAGGTAGATCATTAACCGAAGCTGCTGCAGATATACTGGGCATAAGTGATACTTATGAAGAACTATTACCCGTGATGAATCTAGATTCAGTGACTATGAGACCTCTTAAAGAAAAGTATGTATGCATAGCCACTATGTCAACAGCAGGAGCTAAATTATGGCATAGAGAGAATGGATGGCAAGATATAATTGACTATCTTAACTTATTAGGATATAAAGTGGCTATTATTCAGAAAGAAAAACATAACTTTAATAACGTTATTGATTGGTCAGGAGATTTTAGTCTAGAAAAAAGAATTTCACAGTTATATGATGCTGAGTTTTTCATAGGATTAGGTTCAGGATTAAGTTGGTTAGCATGGGCATTAAGGAAAGATGTCATTTTAATTTCAGGGTTCAGTAATCCAATTGCTGAATTTCAAACTAAATGTCATCGTATCATAAATAAAAATGTATGTAATAGTTGCTGGAATAATAAATCTTATCTGTTTGACAAGGGAGACTGGAATTGGTGTCCAGTACATAAAGATACTATACGACAATTTGAATGTACACATCAAATAAGCACGATATCAGTAATAGAAAAAATAAATAAGATAATCAATGAAGCATAAAGATGAAATTACCACTAACGGGAGAGCAGTATTTTATGCGGTTTTATGGCCAGATTTTAGATCAGCTGCATTAGAACTTGGTTGGGCTTTAGCATTACATGGAAGCATGTCATCTGATATGGATATTATGGGAATGCCATGGACAGAAGATGCTAGGCCGGTAGAAGAATTAGTAGAAAAGATATCGGATTGTATAGGACATACTGTATGGAAAGATTATCATCTAGAGCCTCATTACGGTAAGCCTCATGGTAGAATAGTATACACATTCGCAATCTCTGGAGATTGGTATTTAGATTTAAGTATAATAGATACACGAATAACAAAAGGCAAGGATTAATCCTTGCCTTTTGTGTTAAGCTTGTTTTTCATTCTTAGTTTTAGCTTGTATAGCAGAAACTTGTGCTTCAGCTTGTCTTCCAATCTTATTAAAAACGACATTTACATTTTTATAAGGCTGTTCACTTAAAACGTTTAGTACAAAGTTTACTTCATCTAAAGTAAGAGTAATATTTAATTCTTCCATAGTTTATATTTTTATTGCATCTTTAAATTTTTCGAGAGTTAAAAGATAATCCTCTGCGTTTTTTCTTGGATCACCGACTAAGAAATATTTAGTGAAGTTAGATTCTATTGCTTCAGGATTTGATACAGAAGTTCCAGGGGTTTTACTATCTACAGCATTAAAATATTCAGGCTGGATAATCGTATTCAATCCAGCGTCTTTCGTTTCTTTATTTAGAAATGTTTTAAGTGTAAAATTGCAAACATTATTTGCATAGTCAAGTGTGATGTTTGTTACTTCTAGATATGCATTGTCTGAAGATACACCATTCTTGAAATCAATTTTTTGTTGTAATGCCATTTTTATTTTATTTTTTGATTATAGAGTAACTCTACATAAGTTCTTATTCACCAACTGCAGAACCACTTATTCTAGTACTCATTCCAGAAAATGTAGTGCTTATCCACGATACTCCATAGTCATATGATGTAAAAGCAGCTCCTGCTGTAGTTCTAGTAGAAATAGACATGTATTTACCTGAACTAGAAACAGATAAACTACTTGGATCAGTTAAACCTAAATCGGATAGTGTAGTAAAACTAGATCCGTAATTATTACTTACCCACATTGTAAAATTATTTGTGACTAGAATATATTGTCCACTAGATGAACAAGCTATGTATGTGACACTAGAATTTGATGGAGATAAATTTATAGTTGTAAATGTACTCCTATTAGTTGTATATGCTAATGTTGGAGTAGTACTACTTGCAAGCCATATCTTTTGTCCATCACTAGTCATACATGTACTATTTACTATAAATGGTGCAGTAACAGCTGTAAATGATGAACAACTATTTATTGAATAGTAATTAGTCGTCGAGGATAAATTACCAATCCAAACAATACTACCAGTGTTATTACAAGACGGACTTCTTAATTGTTGAGAAGTTCCAAGTCCAGTAGTCTTTGTTGTCCATGACGCTCCGTAATTGTATGAATAATAGAGAGCATATGAAGAGTTCGATCTAATTTGAATCATAGCTGCGCCATTATCGGATATAGCAGAACCGAACATGAAACTGTTACTTATACCAACTGCGGTCCAGCTTACACCTGCATCACTAGAATAATATGCAATAGGGACTGATGATGCACTATTATAACTTGCAATCATATAGTTCTTATTACCTCTAGCAATACGTATTTCTCTTAATCCTATATCAGTAAGAGGTAAAGCAGTCTGTGTAGTATAACTGGACCCAATAAAGCTTGTACGAATATATGGATTAGGACTTGATACAGCAGGAATAGCTACAAATAGTATATTCATAGATATATGAGAATAGTTTCTAAAATTTAGAAGACAATTTTTAGCACCTGACCAAGTCGGATCAAAAGCACCTGTAGCATTAGAAAAACACTGTGCGAGATTTTGACCAGCTGAAGCTGATCCGTATATTTCTGTAGTCACGTCACTAAGTGAGAATGTTGAAGTATTAGGTACGCTCATTTTTTTTTGCTTTAAATTATTAGATAGATTTATTTTTTAGTTCAAACAGTTCATTTTTGACATTACTTAATTCAGATTTCAAAAATGCAAGTTCTTTAATTATTAAATCGATATACTTAACTTTATAAGTATCTTCATCATTTCCTTCTACAAGCTCATAATGTCCAAGCTCTAATAATTGTTGAGCTATTACACCATATCGCTTCACACCAGGAGTAGAATTAAGCTCAAATTCCATGAATTTTATACCAGAATCTCTAGTTTGAATAGGATAAATATTATGCTTTATTCTAGCATCTGAATTTAGCACAAAATTAGATGCAGTAATAGCTCCATTATAATATGCATTTCCACCACTTAAATCGAAGTGAATAGTTCTATTACCTGCATTTGCCATGAATAATCCATGTCCATATCCAGATACTCCACCGTATTCATAGCCAAGTCCATACATAGAGCCTATAGTAGCCCATGAAGTTCCAATTGTCCAAATTACCTTTGAGGTAGTTCCAGTAGCATCATATCCTCCACATAGTCCTTGATCTCCTGTGCACTTAAAATATGTGTCAGTGCGAATTGAACCAGTCCCTTGTATATCACCATACTGATATAATGTTCCACCATTATCCCATCTGCCTAACCAACTTTGTGCACTATTTAAGAATCCAATACTGTTACCATTTGCGTGAACAGATTTAGCAGCATTACTAGTTTCATCATCATCATGCATGAACAGATATGACATATTTGTCCCTATCTCTATACTAGTCCCAAAAAACGTACCAGTACCTCCGACGAGTATGTCTCTACCTATACTAGCATCTACGCTCGTATATAAATCATGGCATTGCATCGATTTACCAGATGCAATGCCACCGACTACATACAATGCACCATTATGATTATCAAATGAACTATCAAGAGCAGAATTAATAGTAACAATTCCCGGAAAGCTTGTATTTCCACTTTCGTCAAGCAAAGTTAATGTTCTAACTACGCTCCCGAATACTCCAGTATATTGTCTAAAATAAAAAGGCTCTGTACCATCATCACCAGTTGCAAATTCTACAAATCCAGCATTAGTAGATGTGCCCCCTACCTGTAATCTAAAATAGTCATTATCAGCCATCTGAGAATATAACAAGTTGCCTACATTAGCTCCAGCAAAATCTTGTCGTACAGTAGAAGCAGTACCAGATGTATTTGCATATCTTACGCCTAAATCAGATGGCTCAACCCATGCCGGACCCCCACTATATGCGCCATTATTATACGTTAATCTTGCATAATCTATGAAATTAGTACCTTCACCTCTGTGAGTAGCATAATCATGTGTATGCGAAACAGGAGCTGCCCATGTAGTAAAATTATTGCTATGTAGATAATAATTCCATCCGCCATATGATCCACCACTGATGCTTCTCGTAGCAAGTCTATTTGCATTATCTTCCCATCCCCATGCTACTTGAACACCCCAATAATTACTAGCATTTGTATGTCTAAAATTCTCCTGTATCCACCAACTTCCACCCGGGCCTCCTGAACCAGAAGCTCCTAAGTCACCTCCATATGACATAGTTCCAGCTGGCGTAGCTTGAAAATCGGCGGCCCAAGAGCCTTGTGATCCTCTTTGCGATATATAGTTACTAGAAGATAATGATCCCGAAAAAGTGGAATAATATACTGATTGACCAGCAATTGATGAAGAATCAATTACTCTATATTGACCCTCATTTTGATAGAAAAAACCATCAGTATACACATACATCTGTCCACTGCTGTACGATAATCCAAATTCGCCTCCGTCAGGTGAAGCCATGCCTATTAATCGTGTTGATGATAAACCTGAAGGTAGCCATCCGCCACTCGCTAACCAAACACCAGTCAATCCTGATCCAGAACCACTAAATGTAGTAGCATATAATGTTCCATTATTTCCAAATCTGAATCTATTTGTATCACCTCCATCTGGACGTATTTCAAAATAATATGCTCCATTATCGGATTGATTAGTTCCTATATCCCATAGTCTATTGTTACCCGTGAATCTGAGATATGCCCATCCTGCTCCTCCACTTAAAGTAGCACCAGTATTTATTCCATTTGTTATTGTAGATGTGCCAGAATTATACGCATATGCAACATATAGATCACTTGCCGTTCTCCATCCACCTCTATAATCATCATATAGTCTATGAGAGTTTTCGATATAATCTGCTCCTTCCGGTCTATGTGTTGCAAACACATCTGACGTTATTCCATTCAAATATTGCACATTCAAATTAGATACTAATGTAGTAGAAGTTACTGTTATCGGCGAAGTTCCCGTTGCTACTAGAGATTTTAAAACATTCGCAGATAAATCTGTTGCTACTATAAAATCTCCGCCAACGTAACTTCCTCCTTTTAATTGTGCCATATTAAAGTGCTATTTCTATTGTATTTTTGTCATATACCTTAGTTCTATATATAGAGAATTGCTTGTATATGTCCATAATTTCTGCGTCAGAAGCTGATCGCTTTAATACTACCAAATCTCTGAAAAATGTATTAGTTGGGTTATCATTGTCCCATCCTCCTAATTTAAGATCATATCCATACTGTGTAACATATGCATTAGAAGTGGTAGGTCCTGTTTTCGACCAAGTCGTAGTATCGCCATTATCGAAAAATATCTTATATTGTAATGTAGTACCAGTTTTTCTGAGAAATACAAATTGCCATTTATTAAAGTAATCACTTGGATTAAATGAATAACCGGCTACTGCAATAGCATTACCGCCATTTTCTTTTCCCCACCAAGTATAATCTCCTCCTACTGAATTACTATTACATCCTAAACTCTCAATATTATATCCCGAAAAATTATCTGTGAAAGTGCCAATTGGTTTCTTCCAGTAACATACAGTCCATTCACTTGACCAATCTAATCCAATTGAAGAATTTAGATTGAACGTTAAACTAGAAGCACCTCTAGTACCATTTACATACGGTACATAAAACATTTTATTCGACATCATAGGATTCTTTAAAATGTAGGAGTGCGTATATGTTACATAATCTTCACCGTCTTGAAACCACGGAAACACTTTTGCCGTGCTAGAATCAGCAAAAGAAAAAGTATTCGATACACTTTGCCAGCCCCCAATATCTTGTGTAAAATTGCCTAATGCCTGTGTCCAAATAGTACTTAAATATCCAGAGGATGCATTATATGCTTGGAGCTGCCATCTAAAAGTAGGAGTTCCGCTTAATCTCAATAACCTCGTAGATAATGTGTAATTTGTATTAGGACTGATATTTATATAGCCGACACTTAGTCTAGTATTGCTAGCTACATCATCTACTAATATGCCAGTAATTTCAGTAGGTTTTGTTGAACCGATAATAGGTTGTCCTGAACCGTTTTTGTCCCATATATTCATATTTACATTCCCTATCATGTTTGTTACGCTTGTACCTACCCATATTGCATTATCTTCATAGACTGTATTAGTCTCACTAGAAGCACTAATAGTCAATGATGTATCTTTTGTATTTGATGCTAATGGAAAGTGCCAAGCATCAGAAGGCATAACTGGTCGTTCTAAAATTAAAGATGTTACAGTATTAGTAGTATTAAACTTTAATCCTTCTCCTATTAAAGTTTTTATTTCACTTAATGTAAGCTCTCTGTTATAAAAACTTGCGTTAGAATAAATACCTCCAAATCTACCAGTGCTTTCTTCACTATTTCTTGTACCAAAACTGAATGGAACAGTAAAAGGTGGCGGCTCATTATTATAGTACGCAGCCCCTAGTGCTACAGGAGTGTCATCAAAATAAATATCATATGAAGTAGCTCTAGCAATGCAAGTGATTCTAAAACTATCTAAATTGAAACTTGCATTAGCTCTTCCCATCTGGCCAAGAATCCCTTTGTAATATCCATTGACATCCCACCAACTTATTGGATATCCAACAGAAGTTTCACCGACGTCACTATATTGACTATTTCGTAATTGATTTTTTACTATTATGCTTACAGAAAAAGGAAAACTGAATACTGGAATTGGTAGCTGTAATCTTCCCGGACTTGTACTAGACGTTACGATACTAGTTGGGTACGGATGTTGTTCTACTTGCATATCGTAACATGCAATAGTCTGATTTCCGTCGTATTCGTAGCCTTGTATAAGAACAGCTGTACAGTTAGAAGCAGGTGTAAAAGAAGCCCATGTTAAACTATATCCATTATCTAATTTTCTAATATTAGCTGCATTGAAAATTCCATATTCACGAATTTGGCCAGAGCCTATAGAGTAATATTCTCTTATATAGAAGAAATTTCCAGAAACTGCACCGATATTGCTAGCTTTTATTTTACTAGATACCGTATATGTAGTGCTAGGTGTCACTGAAATCCAACCTGTGTCAGTTTTCCATTGACATCCACCTCCAGTTATTGCATTTAAGAAAATGCCTTTATGACCATTTGGTGCTATAAATGATGTAGATGTGCCAGAAAACCCTGCCCAATTACTAAATGCAGGTGAAGGTTGTGCCGACAAATTCGTAGTGCCCTCTTGTACTGCTACACCTTCTTCAGTAAATACTAAATTAGATGTGTCAGCATTTGATGTAGTAAGTCGTAAATTTTTAAGCCAAGTTTTATCTGGATTTGAGCTATAGTTCCAAAGAATAAGAATAGTAACATACTTAGTCCCAGTATGAAATACTGTGCTACCACCATCTCCTTCTCCAGTTTTAGGAACTCCTCCACATCCTGAATTTCTAAGATGTGTCCATGTAGTTGGTACCATATATCCAGATGCTCCAGTATAGTCAAAAGTTCCATAATGAGAACTTATACCGATCTCATTAAAATTTGCATCGTAGAATCTATAACCGTAATATAGAGTAGCACCAGTTCCATTTAATGATTTTACATCAGCTTCCAAATAATAACTTTTAGACGTATCAATGCGTATATAATTACTTGTATATGATCCGCCATATTGTGTAGTAGATGTTATTGCTTGTTCAGTACTATCCCATGTAACATATGCATTCCAATAAGAAGGATCACGCCATGAATTGCTCATTGCATCAAGAATATTCATATTAGATTCAGAGTTATTAGAAGTGCCTGCTCCGCGAACAACGTCTATCATACCCGCTTTACTGTCTAATGGATAATGTGCTACAAGACCATTTTGTATAACGGGCAATCGTTCATTGATAGTATCTTTTATTCTTAATGTACCATCCTTCTTTACTCTTGCTATGTTTGCCATTAATTAATAATAAAGTCTATTGAATTTTCTGTTGTGTTATAAATCATCTTACATTTTCCATCTGATGTACCAAATGCTATGTTACCTACTACACTTAATTTCTCAGATGCTGAAGCAGTATTTACTCCCATGTTACCATTAACATAAATAGTAGAGCCACTGTCTGTCATGATAGAGTTAACAAGACCTGATCCATTTGATTTTGGTATGTAAGTATTTGACACTGATAATGAAATGCTAGATCCACTAGATCCACTAGAACCTGATGCTCCATTAGCTCCATTGACTCCGCTTGAACCTGATGAACCAGAAGCTCCATTTACACCACTTGAACCAGAAGCTCCGTTTACTCCAGAAGAACCTGAACTGCCTGATGAGCCGGAAACTCCATTAGCTCCGCTAGAACCAGATGAACCCGATGCTCCATTAGCTCCATTGACTCCACTTGAACCTGATGAACCTGAAGCTCCATTGACACCGCTTGAACCCGATGAACCAGAAGCGCCGGAACTTCCACTAGAGCCTGAAGTTCCTGAAGTGCCTGACCAACCCGATGAACCAGACCAACCTGACGATCCAGATGTAGCACTAGAACCGGACGATCCAGAAGCACCAGAACTTCCACTAGAGCCAGACGATCCAGATAATCCTGAAGAGCCACTAGAACCAGACGATCCTGATGAACCAGACGTAGCACTCGATCCAGATGAACCAGCTATACCGTCATTACCCGATGTACCACTTATTCCTGAAGAACCACTCGAACCACTCGAACCAGATGTCGCAGATGAACCACTGCTTCCATTCAGTCCACTAGAACCTGAAGTAGCACTAGAACCCGAACTTCCACTACTCCCTGAACTTCCACTACTCCCTGAACTTCCACTAGTACCAAAACTTCCGCTTATACCGGACGATCCTGAACTACCACTAATTCCAGTACTTCCACTAGAACCGTTAATTCCTGATGTTCCATTAGTACCAATACCTCCTGTACCATTATATCCAGAAGAACCTGACGAGCCCGATGTTCCAGCTATGCCATTATCTTTCTTAGCTGTAGTCCAATTTACACCATCACTAGTGTAAACTACTACTTCACCAGGTGCAAGTGTCTTAGATATAGATCCATTGATCAATCCAGACACCGCAGTTATTGTAGTATTTCCACCGCTTATATTATCGACTTCGTATTTATTAGAGCTGTAATCAACAGCAGATGGGAAAGTTACAGTGACTGGATTAGTGGTAATAATACGATAATCTACGAATACTGCCAAGTAATCACTATCAGTAGTGACATTATAACATTGTATACCGTCTATTCGTATAGAAGTTTTAGTGACCATCAGTTCTGTTCTTTTTGGAGAAGATTTATCTTGTCTCTATATCTAGCTGCATCTTCATATTGTTCATGCTCTATAGCATAGTTTAATCGTTCTTGCAAAATATCTAAATTCATATCTGAATCCATAGCATATGATTCGGCTACAACAAAAAATGCTTCAATCCTGGCACCGGGTAGATTATTCGATATAGCAAATTCCTCATTATGCCAAATTATTACCCAGTTTCCACATTCTAACATGGGAAGATTTTTTGAAATTGCATATTTAAGAACTAACAATAATTCTTCTTTTAATTCATCAACAGATGGGACATGATCATATATGTCACCGTTTTCATCTTCTGATTGCCAGACGATATTTAAGAGACTATGTGTATGACTAAGCTTAGCCCAGTCTACACCTAAGATTGTATCGTATATGAGTTTATCGTATTTCATGACATTTATTATAATGTGTATAAACTATATATCTACAATTGCCATAACATACACAAAAAAGGGAGCTTTTAAAAGCTCCCTTTATCAAACGCCAATTAATGCCGTTATCGGTATATCAAAATCATGAGGATTTTTAAACGTTATACTTTCAATAGGGTATTCTGTAGTACCAGTTAAAGTTAACTGTTTACCCATATTATGCCAACCATTGATCGGTTCTTTTTCTATCGTCGTAAATGTTACGTCTGCAGATTGTCTAAAGAATGAATTATCTGTAGCAGTCAATCCTTCCATAACTTTAAAGTTTTTAGTTTCTGTGTAACCTAACTGTAAATCAGGGGTTATTTTGAACATATATCCACTGTCTAATGAAGTTATATGAAAATTTGAGATATCAGAAGTAAAGTGATTAGTGATTGAATTTACAGTAGACGGTTTACTTAGACCGATATAAATAGTCTGTTGTCTAGATACATCATATTGATTATTTGCCGGGTATGAAAATAGAATATCAGCATTCTCATCTGTACCAGGTAAAGCATTAAATGTAGAGTTACTTACATTGAAATTACCGTAGCCATTTGAACCAGCAAAGTAGAACTCTTTATTTAATGATCTGATAATTCCCGTTGTTACAGCTATGTCACCAATTATAGCATATGATACTGCATCATATACAGAAATGTGTCCATTATTATGAGCTGCATAAATCTTATCACCTACTGAGCCGCTGGTGTTATTATTACTGTATATAACAGATACTATATTTGAATAAGCTGCGGTTATATGAGTAACGTCTTGTTGACCAATTTCGAATGTATAAATACTATCCGATGTTCCAGCTATAATTATGCCGTCAATAATATCTATCGATGATGTATTATTTGAACCATTCCATCCTGTAATATTACTATCATAGAGTTTCCAAACATTAGTTGTCAAATTACCAACATGAATACCTTCTATTGATGCAGCAACTAAAGTGTCATTGTATAATAATGCTGCGTTAAATTCATTAGTTCGAATAGTAGTAACATTTAGTTTGCTATAATTCTTACTAGTTTCTGTTTCTGTATTAAATACTGATACGCCTTTATTTGTGCTGAGTACTAACTTGTTTCCAGAAATAGATAAGTTAGTTATATAGCTCGATAATATATTCGTATTAGTCGTGTCATATAGCTTAAAATTGTATGTAGAATCAGCATAATACATTTTTATTAATCCTTCTGCAGATCCTATCCATAAATTACCCAAGCTATCTGATACAATAGATGTGGTTAAATTAGAAGGCATCTTAGAGTTCAATGTATTGAACAATTTAGTGCCATCTTGTTTAGACCATAATTTTACACCTCCTGAACATATTGCATATGCAGTAGTACTAGAAAAACCGATATATTCACCTCTTATTGAAGTAACAGCGGTCGCCCAGTTTAAACTATATCCATCTAAATCGTCAGGTTGTGATTCTTTTAGTACACCGTTAATTTCACTCTTATATGCCCATTGCAGATAATGTTTAGATGCATCATCGACAGAAAATTTAGGAAAGAATGCTGCAAAAATAGCTTCACCTGAACCGTTCAATCCGCAGTAATCAAAACTGGTCAATGTAGATATTGATGAGTTACCGGGAAGATTAAAAGTGGTCTTTTGTGAGGAAGTTATAGGAGCTGCAAAATCCTTTAAATCTATACTTGTAATTTCAGTTGCACCTTGTACTACAGCCAATTTGGTAGGTGAAGAATATACTACATATTGTGCAGTTTTAGAGTAACCTTGAGGACAAGATAGAATGTCCAATGCATACTGATTCATATTTTACGATTAATTTTCTTTTTCTATTCCCACGTCTTTTAATTTAGCGCGTAGATTCTCACGTTTCTGTGAATTCATATCAAATATACTGTTGGAATCTGACGAATTCAATTCTTTTACTTCTTCAGGTTTTAGATAATCCATAGCAGATTTTAGAAGAAAGACTGATATAATAGGAATAGGCCAAGATATCAGTATAGTAAGATACATCATTACATTTTTCACGTCTACTTCTCCGGTGAAGAATTCCATCATTCCTCTGAATGAAGAAATCCAATTAGGATTATGTTTCATAGATTCAGAAATGTAATCATATGAAAAGTACATGTTACCTACAATCTGCATAAAGAATAAGATGATGAATACTGTCCAAACGATAGTCTTATTCAGCTTATTTAGTATAGAAAGTGTAAGAAAACTGGCAATAGACCCTAATTCGATAGCTATTGCAAGGGCTACAGATAACCATGAAGGGTTACCTAAACTAAAGAAATCAACAATGTGTAAAGCAGATATAGCAGAAGAGATTAGTGGAACAATAATGAATGACCAAACTATTATTTTACGTAATACTTTTTCTGTGTTCATTTACCCTCCAATTTCTTTATTTCGATGTCATATTCATTCATTCTGTCATCAGGACGAATTGCGGTACGAACAATCGCATTATTATCATAAAGCATACGCTTCGATATTTTAAATCCTTCTATCGAAAATTGTTTCGATGTGATTTTTGTAGTAGAATCAATTTTTTCAATAGATTTTTTCAGATCATTGTACTTACGATTTACGCTACATGTTTGAAAAAATGTCAATACCAGAAAGATTAAAATTATTAGCCAAGATTTTTCTTCAATTTTCTTTAAGAGTGTTTTCTTTTCCATAAATGTTTTAATTTAATATTTAGTAGTTTATATATCTTCGCCTGCAATAAAACACACAAATAGGGAGTTTATCACCCCCTACTTATTTTCTTATTACAGACTTGCTTCAGGATTTGAAGGATCAATACCTTCTCTACGTGATGCAGTAATGAATTCCATTTCTTTCAGTTTCTCGTTTTCTTGAGCGATAACGTTTCTTACGATATTGATATTCTTCAAGATAGTAAGATATGTATCTACTGATTCAATGAATTTGCTGTTAACAGTATCACCTGCACCTTCAATTCTAGATAAATAGAAATAAAGTGCTTCGATCGAAATAGCACTCATGAATAATTTACCTTTTGTAACACAAACACCTAGTTCATTTACAACCTCTCTGATACCCAATGCTTCTGTGAATTTCCATGCTGCTTCTTTAGAAATATAGCCTTCCAATTTCTTGATATCTTCAAGTTTAAGATCGACTAGATACTTCTTAGTTTCTAAATCTTTCTTGAATTTGTCTAGTTCAAGTTGAGCTTGTTCATAAGCTTCTTTTTGAATTTGATTTAGACCACCTTCTAATTCTGCACTTTCTGTTGTTTTTACGATTTCCATTTTACTTTTTTATTTGTTCGTTATAATAGTTTTTAATTTTATCTGATTCCCAGATTTCGTGATATTTATGACAATAATAAATGAATTCTTTTTTACAGCTTTCAAGTTCATCACCTTTAATTTCTACTAATTGTACACCATCTGGATTTGATAACCAAATTTCGATTCTGTCCACTTTTCGTTTATGAATCTCTTCAAATGCTAAAGTATAGGCTCCACCTTGTAAACTATATTTGTGTATAGTCTCAGCATCTCTAATTCCTGAAGCACTTTTAAAGTCTACAATGACTATTTTATTTTCATTGTCTAAATATGCAAAATCCGTAGTACCAGCAAATAGATATGTTTCAGAGTATAAAAATCCTTCAGATAAAAGAATCTTTTTTACTTTATCGAATTGTCCACTGTGATAGAGATTATAAAATAATGCTCTTCCACCGTCTACTAGAGGTTTTTCGATGTCATTCAATAATTCATCAGTGCTTTTTCTCTGTGTATACAAAAGACACTTTTCAGAGTCTCCCATATTCTTCATGCATATAACATAATTCTCCAAGAATTTATGCATTGCTGTTCCCTTAAGTGCTGCTTTCTGGCCTATTTCTGCTAATCTATCCTTGCCTATAGATTCCTCTATTTCTTTTAATCTCTTAGATGGTATTAATGATAAAATAGTTGTAACAGAGGGTAAAAATTTAGGGTCTTCTCCTTCTATAACATAAGCTCTTCCCCATTGTGTATCTAATCGTTTTAGTTTTTTCAAATTATGCTAAGTAATATTCCGATAGGTAGAGCAACATTAGTTACTATCCATTTTAGTGTAAGATTGTTAAAGTATGGAGTGTAAACCACAAGATATGATCGAGAATTTGCGATTTCTTCTACTGTGGGAATTATTATTTCTTGTAATCCTAGTTTAGAAAGGTACATATTTAGTGGACGCATCTTATCTAGAATTTTCAATTTTTTCATATCTTCCATTTCACCCATATCTTCCTCTTTCAAAGAAAGAACTGTATAGATTCTATTGTAAATATCTGTTCTAAGATTAAAGTTTTTCCACTCTTCAGTCTTTTCATTCTTTTCGATTGTAGAAAGAATAAAGAGAAAATTAGATATTTCTCTGAATACAGATTGGGTCTGTTTAAATCCTATCATAAATATTATTTTCTATATTATAGTGCATCTACCTCATTGTTCAGAACAGGAGTCTTCATCGATATAAGGGCGATATTTTTTATGTTAATATCATTCGTCGTGGTAGCTCTTTTCTTATCTATCCATTTATTTCGCACTAGTTTTTTCGCAACATGGATTCTGCTTCTTACTGTGTTAATTTTGATACCTCTTTTTTCAGCTATTTCTTCATACTTAAGCTTATGAATTTCTCTGTCTTGTAAAATATCTCTGTATGGAGAAGGTAAATCGTCTATTTCTGCCATAACTTCATCATATACTGTATCAACTTCGATGTTATCGACATCGTCATAATACTCATAATCTGGATTGACGGTCCACTCATCTTCTTCTGCTGGTTTCACTTTAATATTACTTTCTTCCATTGCATTCAATGAATATGTAGCATTTTTTCTTCTAAGCTCCATTAAACATTCATTTTGGCATATTTTGTATACCCATGTACTGAAATTCCATCGTGGATCGTACATGTCGGCAAACACGAACGCTTTAGATAGTGTAATAGCAAGTATTTCATCAATAGTTTCGTCGTCTTGATGGTATTTTGTGACCATTTTTCTTAGGCCTGGTTTCAATCTATGATAAAGTTTATTAAACGTGACTTCAGTTCGTTGTTCAACAAAATTCATTGCAATGTCTTGTAGAGATTCTTCTTTTTTCATTATGCGAGCGTATTAAGTAATTTGAATAAAATAACAAAGATTTTTTAAAGAGTAAATGTGTGTAAAAAATTTAAAAAAAATAATGAGTGTCATGCTTTTCACACATAGCAGTAAATATACTAAGTATATTACCTATTAATCTAACAAAGAAAATTCATACAGGAAACTCTATGTATTGGACCAAATACCTGTAGTGAAAACAACATCTTTTTTTTCATTGTCATGTCTCTGGTCATCAGACCACATACCAGTGTCAACAGTCTTTGTTTTCTTAACGTCGTCCAGTGCGGTTCTTATTAATTCAAAGCCTTTATCGCCCTCTTGAGGTGCAACAACGTATTTAGGCCCTGTGTAAGGAACTTGAGAAGTTTTTACGAATTCAGCGAAGGTTTTAAGTCTCATATTAGAATGAATTTGGGAGTTTCTTTACTAGCTCTTGTACGGCTAGAGTTAAATTGCCAGTTTTTTCAGCCATAGAACTATTTTGTTGAACCATGATCTGTATTTCTGTAAATAGCATATCGATTTTAGTCATTAAGTTAGCAGTAGTAGCAGGTACAGGTTTAGAATTATCTGTCTGTTGTCCACCAGCAGAAGTAGGCGTATAAGAAGGATGTGCAACTACCATTAAAGCTGCACTATCAGCAATCTTTTTAGCAGATTCTGCGACATCTTTAAATCTTGTAGTATCAAGATCAATCATCTTCTGCAATTCAGCAGTTATCTTTTCGAAATTCTTTATAGATGGTTCAGATATTCTAGCTATTCCATCAGCAAATATTCCCGTATCAGAAGCTATTTTAGAAAATGGACTACTTAACTTTATCATGTTCCCATAATTATTAGCTAATCCATTTGTAAAACTAATGAATGATCGGTATTGCCATATATTTCTACTGAGCTTATCGAAATTAGTACCCATTACAGCTAAAGTGCTTGCAAATCTTACTAACGGATCCTGTAATTTTATGAATGCGTCAACGAATACTGCAAAACCAGAACCTCCGACAGATACACTTTTTAGTACATTACCTAATCGTTCAAATCTCGTTAATGAATCATCAGTTAATGAACTAGACTGTATATTATTTGCCATATCAGTAATAGAACTGGAGATAGCTGATATAGCATCAGTTTCAAGATTCTTTACTTTTATAGGTTTCATCTTACTGTAGATGTTACTGATACTGCCTAGATTTTCTGCAATTCCTCTGAATGTTTTAGTCAATTCATATGCAGCTTTAGCTTTATCTTCAGCATCTTCAAATGCACTTAGATCAAGTTTTGTGAATACGCTAGGTAAAACATTCAATACAGAGCTTATGCTTCTTATAATACCAGGGATATTTATAGCCCCGTATTTTGTAGGTCTTCCGTCTGGACCATATTCGATTGGAAAATGATTCATGTTGGCGAAAGAAGTAATACCACCTGCTAAGTCAGATATTACTGAACCCATTCCAGAAACTGCATCTATACCTTTTTTGACATCACTTTTACCCATCCCAAAGAATCCTCCGGGATATTTTGCACCAATTGAACCGAAAATGTTAGCCAATGCATATAAAATTCCCGGGTTATTAGAATCTAAACCGTCACCTAATAATGATTTTTGAATGCCAGCTACAATAGTAGATAATTTAACTGATTGCCAAGATAGACCACCTTTACCGTTAGCCGTCTGTACTGGGAAATGGTCAGGATCAGAGAATGCAGCAATTCCTCCTGCTAATTCTTTAAGTATTTCACCCATTCCACTTACCATCTTGATACCTAATTGAACAGGATCAGTTCCGGTAATTGCTCGAAGCATACCAAGTCCTAAAACTCCAGCACTTCCACTATTATCAGTGTATAATTTCTTGAAACCATTTGTTAATGCTGGTATTATGCCTTCTTCTCCAAATAATTTATCAGTAAAGTCCTTAGGATCAGGAATTTTACTGATTGCATTAGCAGCAGATATTAATCCGGCACTTATAGCGATGAGTGAAGTTCCTAAAAGTAATGCAGTTACTGAACCGATGAGTATAGGAACAGATAATATTGACATTTTAGCAATTTCTTTACCTAATGCGAACATGATTCCCATGCCTTTCATGGTTTTCTCTTTCTCATCATATAGTCCCATCTTCATTATCGCTTTCGTAGACAGAGCAAATAGAATTAAACCTACTGAGAATAGTCCTAATGAAGCTCCTACTATACCTAATGCTATGGCGCCTATACCTATTGGTGCTGCTAACAGACCAATTCCAGCAAATAATACACTCATACCACCGATTATTGCAACTGCACCGATAGCAGCTTCTTTGTAATCATTTTTGAATAAAGCCATCACTCCTTTTAGAGCTAGTGCATATACCATTATTCCAGCTGAAAATAGTAATAAAGATGCACCTATTAGACCGATTCCTATTGCTCCAGCGACTATAGAAGGTAATTCAGCTCCTATTATGCCGAACATTATAGCCATACCTCCTAATATTGCAACAGTTCCTATAGCAGCTTCTTTATAATCATTTTTGAATAAAGCTAGAACGCCTTTTAGAGCTAATGCAAATATTAAAATTCCTACTGAGAATATAGCTAGACCTGCACCAATAGATGCCACACCTAATGAACCTTGTACTATATCTTTACCAAGTTTACCGATAAGTTCAAACATTAATGCGAATGCACCAATGACTAATACAGACAGTAATGCATCTGTCATAGAAAACTTAGAAAAAGTATACGATAATAAAAGCATAGCACCTGAAAAGAAAAATAGTCCTACAGATAATCCAAGTATTATTGTCAATGCACCTTGTGCGATATCTTTAGAAAGTTTCCCAATTAAATAAAATGCTAATCCGTATGCCGCAAGCAATAACATTCCACCCAATAAATCTTTCATTGGAACTAACATCATTACTAATGAAATCGTAGCTATACCAGCAGAAAGTGCAATTAAAGCTATACCTATTCCTTGGACAGCTTTTGCACCCTTATCAATATATTCAGCTCCTTTACCTAATACGATAAATGCTCCTGCTACAAGCATAGTTATAGCCGTTACTCCTAAAAGTGTAGTAACAGGAACTAATGATACTAATAATGCCATAGTAGCAAGACCTGCTGTAAGCATAACTAATCCTTTACCGATTATGCCTATTGCAGCAAACCCATCTTTAAATTCTGATAATTGGGTACCTAGACTCGCAAACATCTTTATGACTAACCATGCAACTCCAGCACCTATCATAACTAAAGGAGCGATAATAGATACTAATGCCAATGTAGCCATAGCTTTCCCTATATTCGCAAGCCCAGAGATTAAGAGGTGTATACCGATACCTGCTTGTTCCATCTTTTTAATGTCACTATCTGAAAATCCATTCATAGCTGACACTGCTCCATCAATAATTCTCTTAACTACTGGGTCTTTGCCACCAAATAGTACTTTACCAGCAAGCGCTATTTTTGCTATACCCATTATCGATAAGTTAGCAAACGTATTTACAAATGTAGATATAGATGTGGCTGAATTACTCAAAGAATCCAACTTAGTAGAATCGATGTTACCCGTAATAGAAACTAATTCAGATAAAAAGTCGAGTATTACTGATCCATTAGTTGATATCGATTTATTCTTAGCAGATAACGCATCAGATATTAGTTTTATACTTGTTGCCATACCAGCCAGTACAGCAGAAGAATTCATAGAGGCACTTGGATCTGCCGCAGCATTAGATGTATTAGCTTTTGCTTCAATAGCATGTAAGCTTTTTTCCATTGATCTGGAAATACCAATGAGTGTGTCGAGTTGTTTGTCTTGTAGAGCCAAAATTGCAGGTTTATTTCGTATTATATATCTAACACACAAAAAGGAAGAGCAAAACTCTTCCTTTTTGTTACAATTTAAAGTTCGGTAATGATGGCAATGAACTTGCTATACCTCTTTGCATACTACTCATCTGTGAATTAATATTCAGATTCGGTACTTGTGAATGTTGCCCCTTTTCTTGTTTCTTCCTTTCATTTTCTTCTTCTTCGCTGAGAATTTTCAATTCATCCAGCATAATCTCCAATTCATAAAATGGCATCTGTTCAACCTCTGAAGGTTGGCATCTGACATATTTAAGAAGTGATGCTTTAAGCTTAAAGTAATTTTGAAGAGATATCTGAAACAAGGAAAAGACTTTTGATTCCTCCTCGAAAGTTAATTGGTAAAGCTGTTGCCTCCCCGCATACAGAACAGTTGTTTAAGATTTCAGGTTTGATAGTTTCCTGCATATGTTTAACAAACCAGTCTGCTACAGAAATCTTATCAGTTCCCCAACTATATGAATCTTGTAAAGCTTTTGTGTAATATGCATCATTTAATCCTCTCCAGTCAGAAAATAAAAATGGTGCCCATTTCAAAAATGCTTTATCATATTCTACTTTATTCTGAATTTTATCTTTCACGTATCCTTTGATATAATTCATGACACCTAGAGAAGGTAGATATAATTTCAATTCTTCGCCATTAGTAAGTTTAAGATGGAAACATCTTTCATCTTCATTAAATCTAGTGGCCAATTCAGGTGATGGAGTATAGTACGATAGCATCTCTTTAGAGATACTGCGTTCATCTACAGTTCCACAATTACTACAATTGAAAGAAATATTCAACTGATTCTCACCTTGTTTGAATGTCAATTCACGGATGGCAAATACTAAGAAAAATCTGTCAATTTCTTTAATATCTTTATATGATGCTATCGAATTACCGAATTTTATCTTACAACACTTTTCAATAATCTTGTTCAGTGCATCATCCATGTTAAAAATATCTTCCTCATCTATAGTAGACCAGTGTCTAATTTCAGCTGCCATAGCAGATCTGATAGTAATTTCAGTTGAAGCTGGGTAATAAAGACCTTGAGAAGGTAAAGTATCTGGTTTTACTCTAATCCAACCGATATCATGTACAAGATGTGTGGGTTCAGCTGTTTTAGATACATTTACCTTTTCCTTGGGTTGATTCTGTGACTCGAAGATTTTTTTAGCTTCATCTTCTGTACTAGGAACAAATGTTTCGCTCATTATTTTTCTATGTTTATGTATTTATAATCGTACGCATATGCGTATCTGATTTATTTAAAATTATAGTATACGTCCGTAAAAGTTCAGACACAAAAAAGAGGGAACTTACATTCCCTCTTCGTTTATATAAAATGATTCTGTTACAAAGTTGTATCGTCAAAATAATCAGCTCTGAATGTAAAACCAGTGATGGTGTATTTATCAGTAGAATTATAATCTAATTCAATTGCGTTGATATTAGTAGTAGGCCATACAGTTGGGAAAGAATAAGTTCTGAATACATCACCAGGTCTGTTGTATACTACGATAGTCATTGGACCACCAGCATAGTCAGCTTTTAAGTGTTGCATACCTGTATTTGTATCAAAGATTTGATTACACCAAGCTTTAAGACCTTTGTACATATACATAGAATTAGTGTCATCTAAGTTTACCTCAAAATCTATTGCGATGTCTACAAAAGTTTGATCAAGTTTTGAATTTGCATAAGAGCGAGTCCATCCTTTATATGTCTGTTGAACACCTGCTGCAGGTGTCTTATCGACATCCAAACCACTAACCTTGATAACCTGTTCCATCAATAAAGATGTTGACCAGTTACCTAGACCAGCAGGAGGATTTATAGTAACCTCAAATAAGTTATTATAAACGGGTTCCCAATTCTCCATTGAGGCTCTTGAATTTCTATAGTGCGGAAGTTTAGCCATGTTGCTTTTATTTTCTTTTTTTCTAGTTAGTTTTAAAGGAGCTTGAAAAAATCCAAGCTCCTTTTATTTTTATGCAACTGTAAATCCACCAGATGAAATCTGGCCAGTTTTTAATACAGTTACTCTATTTATGAATTTCTGAGCACCTTTGACTGGTTCAACGCCGATATCAATTATTGCAAAATTCTGATCGATTACTTCACCGGTGTTATTTCTACCGTTCATTACTGTAGCATAGTCATATATACCACCAGCTGTCTTAACGTTAGCTAAGAATTTGTCAACGATAGTTTTAATTTCTAGACGTGTAGTTGAATCGTTAAATTCAAATACATAATTACCCAAGATATCTTCAACAGATTCTTCTATTGTGATAAGTAAATCACGAACGTGTAAGCTATTGAATGCAGTATTAGTTTTTTGATAAGCAGTTTGATTACCGTAGATTTGGAAACCTGTGTTATTTCTAAACACGATTGGATTCCATCCAAATGGCTCTAAATAACCTCTATCTGTATCAGTAAAGTCATACTCAAGTGATACCAATCTAGGATTCGATAGAATACCTCTTCTTGGACCAGCTGCAATTGAATAAGGTTGACCGTTCAAGAACTTTCTAATAAAGTTGTTTGATACATCAGCTGCGGGAGGAATAGAAATATTCTTGTTATTTTCTTTGATAACCAACCAAGGAGCAAAGAATCCAGCAAATTTAGCACCATTATCTTCGTCAGGTAAACTATAAGTGTAAGATGGTCCTAGTGATAGATTTCCACCTTGTGAAATATAGTAAGTACTTAATACAGGTTTTGGATCAACTAAAGTTGGTACTTCAGTAAATCTAGGATCAGTACTATCAATAAACTCTTGAATAGCAGGAGCATTGATAATAGCTAAACATTTCTGTCTGTTCATAGCCAACTTAGATAGTAGATTTTTTGGATAAGATTGTGCATCTAAACCACCGTTGAAGGTATCTACGATATATCTGTAAGTTATCATATTTCTATCTGCTAATGCAACAGATAAATTAGAAACAGCAGGATCTAAAAGACCAAGAATTTTAGCAAGTTGAGTTTTTGAACCAGGTAAATGGTATGTTCCCAATTTGAAACCAGAAAGATAAGTGAACTGAACATTTGTTGCAGCTTCTTGAATCTTCTTGAATCTTGTTATGAAACCGTCTTGTATATGTATTCTTTGGTTAGTAGTTAATTCATAGCCATTAGTTACTTTTCGTTTTGCTATAATTCTAGTTAATACAAATTTACTTGAATCACCTGAATTTTCAGGGTCGGCTACCAAATATTGACCAACCTCAGCTTTTGTTCCATCTTCAGTAGAAATATAAACTTTTGTTCTAGTAGAGTTAGAAGTAGCGTTTAATTCAATGCTAGTTTCGTAATCTCCTACGATAGAATAAATTTTTAGCGCATTAGCTAATGTAGAACCATTTGATTCGCGAATATCTGAAATGTCCCAATCTCCATCAAATGGTACAAGATAATCTGCAGTAGTCCATGCGAAAAGCTCAATATATTTCACATTTTGAGGATCTCTAGAATACGTAGCAGTTAAATAATGAGGATTTTGTGAATTTGTATAAACTAAATCACCATTTGCAAGAACTCCAGTGTTAAACTTCTTGTATAAATCAGATCCTTCATATGCAATGTAGCTATTCGTTACATCAGATAGATATTGTACTTTATCGGGTGCTACTACTAATTTGTAACCACCTGTTGCACCGATTACATCTAGAGCAGAACCATAATGTATAGTATAAGTCGTATCTATTTCAGCAAGATTAGCAGCGCCATTGAAATTAACTGTATCAATAGTTAGTATCGTGTTAGAACCTGTTTGACCGATATCGTTGGCACGGAAATAAAATCTTACACCAGCCTTTTCAGCATATACGAAATCTCCAGCTGCAATATTAGAGCCAGTACCTGCAATATGGATTTCACCATTATTTTTTGCAAATATTGGTGCAGTTAATGAACCTTCAGATGCTTTATCAGGATGTGAAATTGAAATCTTTATAAAATCTGCAGTTTCAGTTATTGTATCAACTGTAGCTGTTTTAGTTCCAGTTTGATCTAATAGTAAAGAGCTTCCAGCTTTTAAAGATGTGAAATAACTAATTTCTGCATTAGAAATTAACGATTTATCCAATACTAGTAAGTTATTAAATTTACCAGTGTTTGTAGTACTATAGAAACTTTCAAAGTGTGCTCCTTGATTAGTTGATGGACCAGTGTAACCATATGTCCAGTTTGTAAATGAACCGCTATTGAACGATCCACTAATTACAGTGAAATCAGGTTTTGCTTGGAAATCAAATGTTTCTTTAGCAGCAAAGTTATACGATAAGAAATCTACAGTATCTACAGCGGCATTATTTATCATTGTATGACCGATAACATCTAGTCTTCCCATTGCTTCTGTCGCAGTAGGATCGTAGTTATTTAGTGCATTTCTATCTAATGCAACGAACAAACCAGTCGTTGCAAAATTACCATTGATTATAGTATCAATTGAATAGTTTACACCATTGTCATCTACTAAATCAGGAATTAATGATCCTTGGAAGCTACCGATAGTTACAACATCAGGAGAATTTAAAAAAGCTTGAATTTTATCTTTTTTAAGTCCTTTTGAATCAAAGTATTGTGCAAATACTGGATCGATACTTAACTGTGCGTTATTTGTCCAGTCTCCTTGTACAATATCGACTTGTACAAAATATTCAGATATATAATCGAATTCTTTTATATAATCTGGAACATTTCCTGCACCGAACCATTCTCTAGCAGTCAAATTAAATCCTGTTAGATCACCAGTTTTTCTTACAATGATAGAAAAAGGAATTTGTCCTAGATTAACGACAGATAATAATTTACCAGCATTAGCTGATTGTTCTTTGTTTGCCAACAGATAAGCTGTATCAGGGAAGAAAAATCTTTCCTTGTTAAAATACGAGCTGTATAGTTTGTTTACTGTTGTCCCATTTGCTTCTGTAGCACTAAGAGAGAATGATTTGAATGAGTCATAGTCTGGGTTAGCGCTTTCAATGTCATTATTTAATGGCATCAGTGCAATTGCAAAACAAGGACCTGTTTCTAGACAAGTAAATAGAGATCTGTGAAAGAATGATCCTCTAGCTTCCAATGTCTTATCAATTTCACCAAAAATCCTTTTAGCAGTCTTTATGTCTTGACAGAACACCGGTGCGTTGATAGGACCTTTTCTAGAGAACCCTACAACGAGTCTTGTAGTCTGTGTGTTTAAAACGATGCTCTCTGTCTGATCGAATTCTAGAGTGTAAACTCCAGAAGCTTTGAACTGACTAAGATCGAGTCTTATTTTCGCCATGTTTATGTCTTATTTATTTTAATTGAATATGAAATTCTGCGAATTTTTACTATATATTATAGATCAGTCTTTTATTTCTCTATCGGTTATCACATAAATTCTTTTACGTAACTTATGTCATCACGTTTTTCATCATTGAGCTGACTTAATTCTACTACTGCAGTCTTAAAACGATCAGTTGCAGTATCTATCATATCTTCTACAACATAGCCAAAATCTTCAGATAAACAAAATGTTGCACCATACATTGTAGTTACTGCTACGTCATCATATCCTGACTGTGATGAATACGATCCTTTATTGTTTATACCGAATGCACTTAGTTCATTATACGTGGTCTCTTCTGTGACTATTATTCGTTTTTCTAGTACAAGCTTTCTCAATTCACGACAGAACATCATCTTATTATGTTGGTACAATCTTATACCCATCGAGAAAAATCTTGCCTTTTCATTATGTCTAGTATGTAAGAATATCTCATCGTAATAGTTTTCATTTTTACGCAGTTTTTCTACAAAATAATCGCCTTTGAAGTTCATTTCTAGCGCAACTTTTATGTTCTCTGTTTTGAAAACTTCGAAAAATAAAATTTCGGCTATCTGTGCCACATCTTCTACAGCCGTAAGATTCGATCTATACATGCCGACTTGTCTTAGTCTAAAGAAACTTCGTTCATCTTCAATTCTATCTTTTCTCAATTTTCTCATAGAAGCTATACTCATCTCTTCTATTTTAAAGATATTAATTACTGAAAAATCTCGCCCTACTCCATCGGCTAAATCGACTGTAAATGTAAATTTATCTGTATCTTTTATCTCATCTAAATTAAAGTCTGGATGCCACTTTAAGTCTTTATATTTTATATCGCTGAATTCGAATGCATCAATCTGTTTCCATACATATTTCTTTACGATCTTTTTTAGATAACGTAATGAATCAGACGTTAACAACAATGAATCTGATGAAATAAATTGGTTACCGTACTCTTGATTGAATAGTTCTTCGGAACCCAAATTGGCAATTTCTCGTTTCTTCCAATTTTCATCTCTACCTGGTACTTGCCACCAATCTACACGGAATGCAGAATACTCATTCTTGCCATCTTGTCCGGGTTCTTTCAGAGCATTTGAATAAATTTCCCAGAACTTATTTTGACCATTAGCGGTCGAGGTTATGATTACACGTGAAATCTGTGATGATGAAAGTGTAGGATATACAGAACGATAGAACGGTTCAATAAAGTTACCATGGATATGGGCAAACTCATCCATGAATAATAAGTGTAATGTAAAACCGATAGCTGCAGTTTTAGTAGTACTCTGACACATGATTCTACATCCATTGTCAAATTTCATTGTCATTACGTTATTCTGAGCTATGCCAGGTTTCATGAAGAACGGTAATCCCTTTATGACAGATTTTGTCTTGTCAACGATTTCAGCAGCAGTAGCACCTTTATTCGCTAATACCATGACATTCTTTTCAATATTGAATAAAACGTACCATGCTATAAATATACCAGTCATAACAGTTTTACCAATTTGTCTACTAGCTAGTACAACAGACCATCTATTATGTTGATAATGGCGTAATAAATCTTCTTGATACGGTCGTAAAGTGATTCTTCGTATGCCTTCATCAGTCATTGATACGGCATAATTATTTGCGAAATAGACAATATCATTTGCACATTTTACAAGCTCTGAAAGTTCATAGTCTGTGTACTCGTATACTAGATCAGCTCCCTTAAAGTCGATATCACCTTCATAAAACGGGGAGCCTCCTATTGGGGGATTTCCATTCTCTATCTGTGCACGTAATTCATTAACAAGCTCAGTGTTCCAAACCCTTATTTTTCCATGTTGTTGACCAGATCGTTGATTTTGTTTAAGATTTCTATTTGTTAATGGTTGATTCATGTTAAAATCCAAATTTTGTAGACATGATTAGACCGCGTTTATTTGTCATAAAGTCTTTTAATGACAAATCACTGTTTAACCATGCATCTAGCAAATCTTTATCGTAGATAATAGTACACTCTTCTGCTGATATTGAAGGAGTATCTTCAAATACATATCTCTCTTTGACATTTTTCGGGGCATATTCGATAGTTTCTAACTTAGCACAATGTCTACAGTAGAAGCTTAGATCTATTCTTTCAGGTGCTCCCTTTAATGTCTTTAACTCATCACAGTTAAGAAGAAGTAATGTACCACAAATTATACGTGGACCTCCTTCTAATGATTCAATATGAGAATTAGCACAAGAAAAATATCCATCTACTGTACCAATCTGTAACGGTAAAAAAGATTTAGCTGTTACTTTGCTAGTTCCTAACCATTCTAAATTACCATGTACATCAACTTCACCCTTTTCATTGATAGTATACGGTTCCTTTTTTGAGGTAGGGTTTTTTATGAGTGACTTTAATTCTTGTATCGTCATTTTATTTCTTCAAATTTATCTTGTCCTTGCTCTTTTATAGCATCATGTAAAAGTCCGATAAGTCCTCTTGTTCCTCTAAATTTAGAGCTATCTTGTTGTCCCATGACTTCTACGTCACCTTCTCCGACTTCTAGAACTTTTTCTGCTTTAGAATTTTCATAGTCAAATTTAAGATTCTTGTAATTGTTTTCCATTACAACCATGAATTGTGCTAAATGTTTTACTATCTCCATTTTTGATTTCTGAAGAGAAGCTAAAACTTCAAATGATCTAGCATGTAAATTACCGTTATCAATTTCTTCCAGTAATTTTTTTATTGCATGTTCAGAGGTTTTCATTTGGGATATTAAATCGGATACTGTCAATTTATCGACCGACATCTTTTGTTTAACATATTCATGCTCCACTACAAACTCTACAGGCAGATAAAGTAATACCACTGATTCTACTATTTCTTCTGCTTTATTGTCAGTTTCTTGTTGTAATACGGCATAGTTAAGAGGTTTAATTGAACTCATAGCAGGCAAATCAACTTTACCAGCTTCTTTTACTTCGGCTAAATCAGTCCGTAAAATTGTATTTTCGAGGTCTTCAGCGATCTTTTTTAAATGATCCATGTGCTCGTTCGTTGTATTTCGGTTAGTTTTCATTAATGTGTATATGAAATGTAAGGTAATCTTGATTGTGGAATAGCGTTATCGATTATTATTGCGTTATTTGCATCTTTAACGATATTCTGATTAAGCACTAGTGATTGTTTGTCTGTTTCGATCTTCTGTGACCAAATTCTTATGTTAGTTAAATCCATATCAGATGCTGGTATAGTATAATTGTATAGTGAGCTTCTGTCTTGTTTAACAATATTCTTATCTACTTTACCGTATACTAATTTTAAGTCAGAAGAACCACTCTGTGTTTCCCAGATATTCATAGTTAGTTGTGAAAATAGATTACTCATACTTACACAGATACTATACCATTTATCAGTACTTAAGTTTGGTTGAGTATTTGGGATAGCATAGAAATAACGTGTATCGTTAAATGTCGCTTGAACGTATCTTTTACCCCATAATTCTAGTTTTGTACCCTTATTGTTTAACATAGAATCGATGAATACTCTTGGTTGAGAAAGCTCAATGTACCAGCCAGAAGCAGAAACCCATGATGAGTTCCAAGACGGATAAGACAGATTCAAGTAATTTGCTATTCTATCATCTACATATAATTTTATAGTTGATCGATCAATAACTTCTATAATTTTGGCATAAACTTCGATAGATGCATTTGACTTCTGAATAGAAATAAAGTCTCCTATCAGATAATCATGTGGTCTATCTAACGATATTATCGTTTCTTTTGAAGCTGGTGAATATGGTGAAGATATACGTATTCCACAAGTAAAACGTTTATTTGAATTTATTCTAAACCAAGTAGAATATGATCTATCACTATTTATGTCGAAACTAGATATAGCAGAATACTTTACAGATTCTGGCTGATAGCTTTGTGCTGTGTAATTATTGCATTTGAATATTGATACATCAGTTCCATCGATATATTCCTCTGCGAACATTTCCATGTTCGATGTATAAAGGAATATGCTAAATATTGGATGATTTGTTTGCAGTGAATTTTTACCTGCATAGACTTCGAAATATGGGTGTCTATCTCTGGTAACTCCTACATACTTAAACTTCTTAACTGAACTATGATCATCTAATGATAATGTATTTTTCGGTCTAGCATAATATGTCTTATTTATGACTAAAGTTTTCACTATATTATCGGGCAAATCTAATTGGACTATATTCTCCGTCAATGTAGAAGACAATTTATAGAAATGTTCAGCTATAATCAAATAGTTATTCATAAACTGTTCTTCTATTATATCTGTTAAAGGCGATAAGTAATCTCTAGTTACGTCTGATATAGTAGTAGGTTCAACGAACTGCTGAGGATTAGATACTGCTTCTGCTTCTTCTTTTTGTGCAATTCCAAATAATTTTTCTACACTTACTGACATAGATTCCAAGTCATCTAAACTTGATGATTGTTCAGAATTACTCTTTGGTTGCCATTTGATAAGCGTGGCTTTAAAATATAAAGGCTCATTCATGAAGTCACGAAATATAGTAGAACTAGATATTTCATAGATACGATTAGTTCGTGGGAAAAATATCACATCTCGTTTCTGTGGGCCTGAACCTTCACCGAAAATTGATTGAAAGTAATCTTTGTCGATCTGAATCTCAAATGGCATTTCAAAGTCTTGACCAAAAGGACCCATATTGAGTTTATTATCTGGGAATGCATTGTTTGGAACTACTATCTTCATGCATTGTTTTTCATCATGTTGATAGAGTGAATACTCGAGTAAGTATACGTCTTTAGTTCTACCTTTCGGTAAAGCACGATAGTATTGAACTTCATGACCAAATAGTGAATTGACCATTAAGTTCAGATCTTTATATAACCTAACAGCTTTATTTACACGATACGGATCCCATGTAGCACCTGTCTTAAATGTTATAGGAGAGGCTGATATATTATCTTGATCTTGTATACTCACATACTCGGATCCACTTAATGCTGGTGCAGGAAATGAATCATATTGCAAGTTGACATTATTAACGGTAACCGGTCCACCAGACATTAGAATATATCTAAATTGGAACCAGAATGATTTTCCGTTTTCGAAAGGGAGAGTATTTAATGATGGAATATTTAGTTCAGAGTATTCGGAGAATGTTTCATTATCGTATGAATATCTGAATTCCTTTTTTAGGATAGTCCCTGGAGCATTCGCTACTAAATTTTCTTGTATAGTAGTGAATGTTTTAGGGTTGGCTATAGGAGCTGCATAAGCTAGTATGACATAATCTCCTGAAGTAATAAGTTCTTGCAAAGCAATATTATATTTTACTATATATTGAAATGCAAGAAAAGTATTCTAAATTTAGAGTGAGGTGAAGTTATTTGAAATATCCTTGACTTCGCAAGATTTTTTCTAAATCAATTAACTCGGCAGTGAAGCTGTCTCCGAATGTTTTAGCAGTATAGTCAAACTCTTTTCTTCCAATTTCCTCTTTTTGACAATACCATTTTATCATTTCTTCAGAAAGACCATTCTTTTTCTTTTCTTCTATGACTTTCTTTTTAGTTTTTGCATAAATCCAAGGCGGAACAGTTTTATACATTCTACTCATATTTGCATGCCAGTAATCAGATGTTGCTGCTGC